GACGTTTCGTGGCGGTCAAGAGTACCTGTCTATCTTGCTGGTGGGGTTCTGATGGCTAAACGCGCTGGCACGGATCAGATTATGCCTGCTCTTGAAGCGCACATGCAGGAAAGCTTCAACCGGCTTACTCGTGAGATCATGCGAAAGCTCGCGACCAAAAAACGTAGTCCTGTATATACAGGTTTCTTTGCGTCAAGCTGGCAAGCAAGCAGGAGCAAGATCCAGCCCATAGATGAGCTTGAAGAGCCCTGGCTTAGCATCAAAAAGAAGAAAGACGCTGATCGCAGCAACAAGGAGTACAGAATTGACCCTCGGTTTTACCCGCCTGATCAAGAATTTAATTACAAGCGACGTGTTTTTATTGGCAACACAGTTAAATACGCAGTTTGGGCGTTAGAGGACGGAAGGGTTCAACGTTTTGTTCAAAGTCCAGAAATGGCAAAACTTGTCAGAGACAACTTTAAAGAGCGTCGTCGGGCACTAATCTCTGTTGCAGGCAGAGGCGGTGTCGGTAAGTTCGGCTCGTTTAAGGGTCGGACTTATATTGACTACAACGAGGTGGCGCAATGACTCTTGTAAACGCTCGCGCTGCTTTTGAAAAAGCTGTAACGGATGCTGTTGCAGCAGCAGACAACACGGTGCTGATGGTTTACGACAACGTGGCTTTCACAACACCGGGTAAAACCAAGAAATACATTTTAATGACGGTCAATTTTGGGCAGTCCACGCTCCAAAATCAAGGCGCGGCCCAGGATTATTACGCTGGGACGATTCAGTGCAATGTCTATGTCCCCAAATCCGCTGGTACGGCGGTGCTTTCAGCTATTAGCGAGTCAGTCATTGACGGCCTGACTTCAGTCAATGCCAGCGGTTATACCGATACGTTTAGCAGCTCTCCTCGTGTGCTGGACATTGTTGGGCCTACACCGTTAAACATCGAAGACAGGTCGCACTTTGTTGGGGTGATTTCTTGCCAATTTACGGCAACAGCGTAGTATTGTATTTAAAGCACATTAGTCTTTCATGCGAGCTGTAGAGCTTCTTCGCAACAAGTTTGGCGTCAGTCAGCTGTATAAGCACGCAGTCGAGCAAGATGGCGAGGTAGTGCTAGAGGTTTACTGGCACCCTTTGACCATTGCTGAGCGCGAATCAATTCAGAAAAATGCTGATTCAGAGGATTCGGGCGATTTTGCGCTGAGCATGATGATCCGTAAGGCATTGGACGCTGATGGTAAGCGGTTGTTTCAGGACGGTGAAAAGGCAGTGTTGAAAAACTCTGTCGAAGCCAGCGTGCTTCAGGAAATTCAGCTTGCCATGCTGGCTTCTGGCGCGGAAAACAAAGTGGAGGACGCTAAAGCGAGCTTGAAAAGCTAGTAACGACTGGTTTTTCATCTTTTTCCTTGCCGAAAAGCTTGGGATGACGGTTAGTGCGCTGACGCAGCAGCTGACTCAGGAGGAGCTGGTTAGTTGGTCCGCCTATTACTCGCTAAAGAACGAGCAGGAAGAAAAGGCTAGAGATCAAGCGAAGATGGTTCAGAGGGCCAAGATGCGGTAGGCACGATAGACTTGGCTGAGCAGTCGCTTTACGTCCAGCCATGGATTATGGCATTAACATTGGCGTAAACGTACAGGACAGTCAGCTTAAAAGCCTGACGAGAGAGCTTAAAGAGCTTCGCAAGATTGAGCAAGATTTAGCTCAGTTAACCAAAGCGGGATTGGTTGATGCAAAAAATGCAAACAATTTAAGACGTGCTGCAAAAGATCAAGCTTCTAAGCTTAAACAAGAAACAAAAGATTTAGCAAAAGCTTTTACTCTTAATGGTGATGCTGTCAGGGAGAGTGCCGGAAGGCTGAAAGAATACAGCTTAGAGCTTAAAGATGCTAGAAATAACTTTAAAAGAGGAAGTGCTGATGCGCGGATTTTTACCGAAGCTATAACCAAAGCTAACTTTACGTCTAGTTTTAAAAGCCTTAAAAATTTTAATTTAGAAGCGAAAGAAACTGCTCGTGCTCTAGAGCTTTTAACGCAAGGGGCCAAGGGCGGACCACGGTTCGGAGCATTTACTGGAATGCAAGATTTGTTGGCATTTAAGCCAGCAAATACGACTGAAGCTCTTACTAATTACAGCAGAGTTCTCGAAGACATAATTGTAAAAGTCGATAGAGCTTCTGGAACGTATCAAGAGCTTGCTGCTCGAATTGCAGAAGTTAATAACCAATTAGCAGGAACTCCAGGGCGTATGGGGCCTGCTACAGACCTCGACTCTCCTGAAGCTGCGTTCCAAAGAGCAGAGTTTGAGCGTCAGCGAAGAGCACGGCGTAACAGGCGTCTTAGGGGTGCAGCTGGTGGCGCTTTATTAAGTGGTGGTTTTCCACTTCTGTTTGGCCAGTCAACTACTGCTGCGATTACTGGCGGTGTGGGCGGTGCAATCGGTGGAGCCATAGGCGGAACATTTGGCTTCGCTCTGGGCATTGTTGGTACGGCTATTGGTGACGCTATTGACAAAAATCTTAAATTTAAAAAGTCCTTGGGCGATCTAAATAACGCATTTAGCAAAGCTGGCGGTGACGCTAAGTTTTTTGCTGGAGACATTGATGATCTTGCCAAGAGTCTTCGTATAACAAGAGAGGAGGCAATGCAGCTTGCTGCTTCCTTTGCTTTTCTTGGCGATAAAGAGCTGGGAGAAAATGCAGCAAAATTGTTTGGCACGCCTCAGCTACTGAGGTCTGTTGCTCAAATCAAAGACGCAGCAAGCTTAGGGCAAGCTTTGCGAGACTTGTCTGCTGAGATTGGAGAACAAGAGGCTATAACTCTTGGTAATGAAATTAGAGGACTTACTGTTAGGGAGCAGCGTTTAAAGATTGAAGAAAAGCTCAATCAAGTTCGCGGAAGAACAGTCAAGCTTACTAACGAAGAGCTTCGGGCAACAACTAGAACGACCCGCAGGCGAGCTTTTAGGGGTGCAGGCCCTCGTCCCACTCAGTTTAAGACTGCTATCCCTGCTTCTGAGCTTGGTGTCAGTGAAAGCTCTGCAAGATTTGAAGAGTTCTTGCGTTCATTTGAAGATCAACCTACTGGCGGATCAAAAGCAGATCCAACAATTATGTTGCGTAAGCGTTTGGAGGTTGTCCAGGCACAAGTTATTGCTGAAACAAATCTAATCGCTTTGCAAGGCAAGCAAACTCAAGCGGGTCGGATTATTCTTCAGCAAGAAATGGCGATTGCAAAAGCAAAAGCCACGGCAAAAGCAGAGCTAGAAAAGTTTAAAGATCCAGAAGATCAACGCCTGGTGCGTCTGAGGGAGACGGGAGAAATTGCAGTTGCGAATCTCAAGTTTGACCGACAAGCGCTTGAGTTAGCAGAGAAAACTCTTGCACAGACTGAGAATCTTGTTAAACCGCTTGATGACCAGCTCAATGCAATTAAAGACAAAGCGGCTTTTGAGCGTGAGTATGGCGAGTTGATTATGGCCGGAGTTGTTCCGGCAGTTGCTCAACAGACTGTTGAGATCAACAAGCAGGTCAAAGAAATTGATCGACTTACCAAAAAACAGCTGACCGAGATTGATCTACGGATTGAAACGCTGCAACTTCTTGTTGATGCTGCTGCGGGCACAGAGCTTCAGGTAGAGCTGCAAGAGCGTTTAAACAAGGCATTGGAGCGCCGCAATGAGATTGAGCGGCGGGGAGAAGAAGCCAAGGGTGCTGCTCGCGATGCTGCAAAAACTGATCGTGATCGGTTGGATGATGCAATCGAAGCGATTCAGGGTCAGATCAATACATTGATGGATCCCGTCAACCAGTTGATTGCTCTGTCAGACAGCTTGGGCAACTCATTTGCTGAGTCCTTTAAAGGCATTGTTACAGGCAGCATGACTGCCCGCGAAGCGTTGGCCAACTTGTTCCAGCGCACAGCGGATCACTTCCTTGATATGGCTGCACAAATGATTGCAGCTCAAATCAAGATGCAGGCAGTGAAGCTGTTCATGAGCTTCTTTTCTCCGGTTGCGCCAGACGCAGGTGATGCAATGGATGGAGGTGGTGTTCTTCCGCAAATTGCTAATCCGGGAGAACTGCCATTCGGGAAAAAAGCGCTTGGTGGAGCGGTTGGCGCTGGCCGTCCTTACATGGTTGGCGAACGTGGGCCTGAGTTGTTTGTTCCTGGAGCGCAGGGCAATATCGTTCCAAACAACGCAATGGGCGGGTCTAACATTGTGGTGAACGTGGATGCTTCTGGCTCGTCTGTTCAAGGCGACGGTCCATCCGCCAATCAACTGGGCAAAGCGATTGGCGCTGCTGTTCAGGCTGAGCTGATCAAGCAAAAACGACCCGGAGGACTTCTGACACGCTGATGGCAAATTTCGACACGGAACTAAGCGCCATTTCTGTTAAGCCGACCTACGGCGTTCAAAAACAGAGCAGACCGAACACGCGCAATGTCCGCTTCGGTGATGGCTACGAACAGTTCCTGACTTTTGGCTTAAATCAAAACCCAAAGATCTTCAACTTGACGTTTGAGGTATCAGAGGCTGACGCGGACACCATCGAAACGTTTTTAGACGCGAGAGCAGCAAACAACATGGAGAGCTTCGATTTCACGCCGCCGGGTGAAAGCAGTAGCTCAAAATTTGTTTGTGAGAACTGGTCGAAGTCGATTCCTTACCTAGACCGGGCTACGATACAGGCAACATTCCGCCAAGTCTTCGTACCGTAATGGCTATCACCACCAGAGCTGGCAAGGGTAGTCCGCTCACCCACACTGAGGTTGACACCAACTTCACGGACCTTCGCGACAACAAAGCTGGCTATGTGACCGGCGATGGTGGTTCGGAAACGCAGTCAACATCTAAAAGCACAGGCGTCACGCTTAGCAAAAAGTGCGGGCAAATTACGATGCACAATGCTGCTTTGGCAGCTGACACCACAGTGTCGTTTACGTTGACCAACACAACGATTGCAGCTACTGACCTGCTTGTGCTGAACCATGTCAGCGGTGGTACGGCTGGTGCTTATCTTCTGAACGCACAGTGTGCTGCTGGTTCAGCCAGCATCAACGTCCGCAACATTACTGCTGGTTCGTTGTCAGAAGCGATCGTTATCGGCTTTGCGCTTGTTAAAGCTGTTACTTCATAAGCATGGCCTACGTCGTCACCGGCTACTGGAACGCTGGTTATGACGACCAGCAGTCCAGTGCTCAACTTACAAGTGATCTGCAGGGCATTTCGCCAACGGCGATCATTGAGCTGTTTCAGCTTGAGCTGAATAACGAACAGCACGGCACCACAACAACGCATTATTTCAGCGCTGCGCGTGAAGGCGGTGCTGGAGGGATCGTATTTGGCGGCCAAACTTACACGGCCATACCTTTAGAGGCTGATGGTTTTGCTTATAACGGTCAAGGGAGTTTGCCACGCCCAACGCTTCGCGTCAGCAACCTGTTCAGCACCATTACGGCGTTGATTTCAACGCTGCCAAACGGGCTGGAGGGTGCAAAGGTAACCCGCCTGCGAACGCTGGCAAAGTACATCGACTCAGAAAATTTTATCGGGTCCGGCTATGAGACTTATGTTGTCGAGGGCTACTGGGAGGTTGGATACACGGCAAACAACACCACAGCAGACAGCACAGCGATCTTCCCGAAAGAGATTTATTACGTCGATCGCAAGTCAGCTGAAAACCGCAACTTGATTGAGTTTGAGCTGGCTTCAGCGTTTGACCTTGCTGGTGTGCGGGCACCAAAGAGGCAGTGCATCAGCCGCTGCCAGTGGGTCTACAAGTCAGCTGAGTGTGGCTACGACCCAAATACCGACCCCGGCAAAACCATTGATGGTGTTACCTACAAATTTTTTACGGCCAAAGACGAGGAGAAAATTGGCGACAACGCAGTAACTGAAGCCGATGATGTATGCGGCAAACGCCAAAGCAGCTGTGAGTGCAGATTTGGTGAAAACAACGAGCTACCGTTTGGTGGTTACCCCGGCATTGGAACGTTCTTCGCATGACTTGGCGCGACACAGCACTACAAGACGCTAAAGATCGCGATCCATGGGAAGCGGTTGGTTTGGTTGTTGTGGTCAAGGGCCGCGAGAAGTATTGGGCGTGCAGAAACATGTCGCACAACATGGAAGACATGTTTGTCCTTAATCCTGAGGATTACGCCGCTGCAGACGATGCAGGTGAGATCGTTGGCATTGTGCATAGCCATCCAAAGACCGCACCAGTCCCAAGCGAGGCTGACAAGGTGTCAGCTGAAAAGCACGGCCTGCCTTGGTACATCGTCAACCCAAGAACTGAAACATGGGGTGAGTACACACCTTGCGGGTATAAGGCTCCATTGATTGGCCGCAAGTGGGTTTGGGGCGTTAGCGATTGTTGGACGTTAGTTCGCGATTGGTACGCAGAGGAGGGGATCAATCTGCGTGACTGGGATCGACCGACAACACCACAGCTATTTTTGAATGCTCCAATGTTTGACGGAGCATGGGCGGCAACAGGGTTTCGTGAGCTTGCAGAGGATGAGTCTTTACAACGCGGAGACGCACTGTTGATGCAGATCAACGGCAACGGTTTGAACCATTGCGCGGTTTACATCGGTGACGGAATGGTGCTGCATCACCTTTCAGGGAGACTGTCCTCTAGAGATCTCTATGGGGGCTGGCTACAATCCTGTACAGGGAGGCGGCTGCGTCATGTTGCGTAAGGTCAGGCTTTACGGGCAACTGGCTGAGTTTGTTGGCCGCAAGGTGATTGAGGCTGATCTGTCATCTGCTGCTGAGGCGGTGCGGATGCTGATCGCTAACTTTCCGCAGCTTGATCGCCACATGGCAGATCGCCATTACAAGGTGCTGGTAGGTGATGGTGCGTTGACGTTGGATGACTTGCATAATCCTGTCGGGCAGGAAGAAATCAAGATTGTGCCGGTGATCGTTGGCGCTGGTGGAAATACTGGACTTATCATTGCTGGAGTCGCGTTGATTGCGCTTTCGGCGGTTACTTTTGGCAGCTCAGCAGCTTTTGCTGGTGCATTTAGCGCAACAGGGATTGGAGCTGGAACTGCAGCAACTGCAACGGGTTCTATTGCCTTATTAAAACTCGGCGCTGCCTTAACTTTGTATGGAGTTGCCGGACTTATTTCACCAGCGCCTGAAATCCCGCAAGGCCCAGACACCGTTCAAGATCCACGCAAGTCATTCTCGTTCTCTGGCGTGCAAAACACTTCGCGTGGTGGAACGCCAGTTCCAATCGTCTATGGCAA